ATCCATGAAGGTTGGCATTGAAGGCATCCAGTTTAATGGTTGACTCTGCCATGTCTATTGTTTGCTATCATCTGTACGACGCTCATTTAACCGCGTACAATGAGATGAAAAGCCATATACCAGGGCGTACCCCAGCACATACTGCGAAATCTTATAAAGCGTATAGATTAACGAATTTCCTGTCTTAAATTCCCACTCGAATAGGAAAAAGCGTCCATTAATTGCCAATTGTAAAAACTGATACATAATAATGAGAATGATGATAAGTGGATAAAAATAGGATAACATGCCAAGCAGAATGTGGCTAATAAAATACAGCGGGGGAGTCTGAAATTGCATTCTACTGAGGGTCCAATAAAAATAAAGAGAGAGCATAGAATGAATCTCTCGCTTTATCTTAAAACAGCGGCGACTATCTTTTTTGTAGATCTTTTTTGGCTCGGAACAGGTGGTATTTATGGGCGAGCATTATTTGAGCGCATCCAAGGGGAGGCAATCTCCTTTCGTGCTCTGGGCGCCATCATTGTCTATCTCTTTTTGGCCTATCTTGTATTGGAAACAACCTCTTATCAACAGGCATTTTTTCACGGACTTGCAGTCTATGGTGTGTATGAATTTACCAATTATACGGTCTTTCGCCAATACGACTGGAAGTTTGCCATCGCAGATACCGTCTGGGGTGGAATCCTATTTGTCTGCTCCCGATATTTATTGAAACATGTTTTTTAATAAGAGGGTTACATATTGTACCAGGTCGATAGTAGATTCAGTGCATGAAGTGTAACAAATAGCCACAGAATATGTGTAATGATTGGTGGAAACTCGTTTTTAGGGTGAAATGTATTGTCCTCATCGACTCTGTTTGGAGAATCATGATCATGGCCTAGAAGTGTTTGAATGGCCGTGCGGCAGCGAAGGCAATTCACATCGCGAATAAGCATATGTACGATGTCCTCGTCATCGGACACCAATTCGGGCATCTCATCATCTGTCTCTTCATCCGTCTCTTTATCTGACTCACTAGACTCTTCATCAGATGATTCAACCAGTTGCGGCATATCATCAGATGATTCGTCAGATGATTCGTCAGATGATACCAGTGGTGGCATGTCGTCATCTGATTCATTAATTGTAAGGGAAGGAACAGTAGATTTCTGTACCTCTTGCGGCTCTACCACAGGCTCCTCCACAGGCTGTACCACAGGCTGTGCCAAAGGCTGTACCTCCGCAGGTTTCTCCTCCGCAGGCTGCTCTTTCAGCTGTACCAAAGGCTCCTCTCCTGCAACAGAAGACAACGAAGTATCATCATCTGTATCCTCCACATTGCTCCACGACAGCTCCTTGTCATCTGAATTCTTGCTAGTTGGAGAGGCCGTTACAGACGTGGACTGGAGAGCGTTACAATCGATATCGGATGGAGTATTGCTCATCATTTTCCCTATTATGATGAATAGAGAATAGTTTAAGTTCTGTGTTAAAAATTGAATTCAAATCGATTCAATTTTTAGATCAACCATGGATGTTGTATGTACGGGATCCATTACTGTACCAACAGGGAAGAGACTTCACAAAGTGCTTCGCCCTGGATATGTTCTCCATGCAGGCGAACAATGTAACGACGGTCGTCCCATTACCGAATCATGGCGCTATCAACAGGCCCAGAAACAGGGTATTCCTATCGTTCCTATGAAGATGAAAAGACCAAAAGTGGCTTGTCCTGTTCTTACCAATCAAGAGCTCTGGGTCGATAAATATACTCCTTCCACGATTGCTGAAATCATTGGCCACAAGGAGCCCATCCAGCAATTGACCCAGTTTCTTCAAGCGGGTCGCGGCGGGATCTTAATTGTTGGCCCACCTGGTATCGGTAAAACGACCACCGTTCATGTAGTCGCCCGCGAGCTCGGCTACAAAGTGGCTGAACACAATGCATCCGATACCCGTTCTATATCCCTTTTACGCGGTATGATCGCACTTGGAATGAAGCGCCTTCAAAAAGAGGTTGTCATCATGGACGAAGTGGATGGACTATCAGGCGGTGGCGAACGCGGCGGTATTGGCGAACTGGCGGATCTCATTCGGAAAAGTAATGTTCCCATCATATGCATTGCGAATCAACTACCGCCTAAGCTAAAACCGCTCCAGAATGCATGCCAGGTCATCAAGTTTCATCGCCCCGTTAAATCTATCATTGCCACCGCTCTTCTTGGTATCGCAAAGAAAGAGGGGATCACGATTACCAAGGCAGAACTCGAGGGCATGTGCGAAACAAGCGGTAATGACATTCGCTCGATCCTGAATCGCCTTCAGTTTGATGGAAAAGTGAAACATGTTGGAGGAGAGAAAGACGCGATGCTTCGTCTGGATCTATTCTCTGCTACGCAGCGACTCATCGGAAACAAACGCCTGAGTTTGACAGAGGCAGAGGATCTCGTCTATGTGGATTATGGAATGGTTCCTCTCATGGTACAAGAAGGCTATCTGGGTGCCAGTCGTGGCTCCTTAGAGGATGCAGTTATCGCAGCAGAGGAGATTTCCTTCGGTGATCTCATCAACCAGCGCTTGTGGCGCACCCAGGATTGGAGCCTCTTACCACATGTGGTTCATTCCACGGTTGCAGCCGCACGAACCGTCCAGGGTCCTGCACCCTTCCAGATCTTCCCACAGCTTCTCGGCAAGAATTCCAAACGGGCCAAGCATCGCAGACTCTTGGAAGAGGTTGGCCGTGTTCGACATCAATCCGTCCGATCCATGCGTCTCTATGAACTGGAGCCCATCGAAAAGATTCTCTTGCAGCCTCTCCAGAAAGAGAAACCCGATATCAAAGGAGCGATTCAGCGAATGGATGCCAATCATCTAACACGCGATCATCTTGTCGAGAATATCGCAGAGAATCTCTTTTATCCGACGGAGATTCCTACCAAAGTAAAAACGGCCTTTACGCGCGAATACAACAAGGGGCATCAGGGCGTCCGCAAAGTAAAAGAGAAAGATCCAGAGGACGATCTGGACGATCTTGATGATCTAGAGGAAGATATGGAAGAATTGGATCTATAATGGGGTGTCCCTATTTTTCTATCCTATAGTAGAATGGAAACCGTAACTACTCCACCCCCACTACCCGTGCCCTCCGCGGCCGTGCCAAAAATCGAACAATCAAGTGACACTCTATTTGGCACTGTGAGAATGACATTTTATATCACTTATGTTCTTCTTCTTACCACAGGAACAATTACATTAGTGGAGGCTCTTCGTACGACACAGCCTGTGGTACGACATATCATGAATTTAGAGACTTGCATTTCCATTATTGCAGGATATTTCTACGCACAATTTATTGATAAAGTAAATAATGCAACCGGCCCCATTAACTACAAAGCCATCAATGAAATGCGCTACAGTGACTGGTTCATTACCACGCCACTCATGATTCTGGTGATTATGTTATCGCTTTCCTATCAGTCAGGCAAACATTCTATTCATTTTGGATCCTATCTGACCGCCGTTGTATTAAACTTTGGAATGTTGTTCTCAGGCTATCTGGGCGAAAAAGGCACCATTTCAAAACAGACAGGATTACTTGTCGGATTCCTATTCTTTTTTGGACTTTTTGGACTCATTTTTCTGCAGTATGTGAGTGGATCCAATCAAACCTTTAATTATGCCCTCTTTGGAGTCTATTTCCTTATTTGGTCTCTTTATGGCGTGGCATACATGATAGAGGAACAGAAGAAGAATGTCATCTATAATGTACTTGATTTGTCAGCCAAATGCTTTGTCGGTCTTGGGCTATGGGCCTATTTTACCAAGATTATTGTGCAATGATTAGACATATTTGTTTAATTGTACCGGTAATCCATGACCAAATAGAATCATGTAGATCAAAACACCGGATGCAATCAAAATGCTTCTATTTTCGGCCACAATCTGCTGTTGTCCCAGTCCAAATATCATGATCATATATAGTACAATTCCAATCATCACTGAATGCAATAACATCATCAAACCTCTCTCCATTTTATTACTACATGGTTAGAAAATAAGGATCTAAATAAATGGATCATACGCCCAGTTCAGAAGTGCCTGACGCTGCCGAGGACGACAGGACAGATCGCCTGGTTTGCAATTCGCTTTGATCGCACCTGCATGTCGTCGAAAGGCCGTCCATCGCTTGATTTGTACTTCGTCCATTTCGGGTTGGCGGCGACCCATCCAATAACGGCAATACCATTGAAACCAGCCTCGAATATCCTTATTTTGTTCTGGATCAGATAGAATCGCATACTGTTTAGCAATAGTATCACCTCCTGGTACCCAGCCATATTCCACCCATTTTCCGAGAGATAATCGCGAATTAATTTTAAAATAATTAATTTCCAGGTCAGCCTTTTCAGGTGATAATTTCCCCTTTTTGATCGCATTTAAAAACCATTCTTTGGGAAATTCAAGAATGCAGTCATTTAGGTATTTCCCCTCAAATATTCCCATCGAAAGCATTTCAGCAGGAGTATAATAGGGATCAAACTCCAGATTCTTTCCTGGGTTCTCCTCTAATACATAACTGTATCCGTGCTCCATTTTGTTATCCACCGTAACCTTTGTCCCTTTCTTATAATCTTTGATGGAATTTCCCTTTGATTCTAAGATTTTTAGCATGTCCTCCACTGTTTTGATTGATTGCACCCTCTTATCTTTGAAATGCATCCTATTGTGTTTGGCTATAAAATTTGATTACCGTTTTCTCCCGAATTGTAGCAGAACCCATGCAGCGTTATACTCCTCCCAAACCCGCCCCTTTGCCTGCTGATTTCGACGAGTTTTATGCTTCGCTCACGCCTCAAGAGAAGGAACTTCATGCGTTAGCAACGGAATGGCTGGGATCATCCTACTTCATTCAATGGACACATATGTATGCGAAATGGAAGAAGGAGAAGGCACACAAGTAATCAATCTGTCCGTGCTCCGTTGAAAACGGAGCAGCATGCGCTGTCCTTTGGTCAGCGGGTCCGTGCTCCGTTGAAAACGGAGCAGCATGCGCTGTCCTTTGGTCAGCGGGTCCATCCACAGTTCTCCTCTGAAAATTCGTCATCAATCCCCTTTTCTACCACACTCCGCTCAATTCCTCGCATTTTCAAAATAGGTGTCTGATAACTTGGATCCAAACATGCAGCACGAACCGCCTTTTCCGAATCCCATTTGGCATCTACCAAATATCGAAAGGGACCGTCTTCCGCCTTTCTCAAAATCATCGATTCCATCGGATACTGGTCCAATTGAAGCACCTTTTGAGCGGATACATGCATCGCCAAATAAATAGGTATCGTTATTTTTTCGATATCAACGCCCATTTGTATGCGAGAATTGACATATTGCTCCACACAGGAATACTGTGCTATTTTGGAAAATTCATCTCTCCATTTCTTTACAAAAGGGCTCCCCTTATTACAGGCAAAAAACCAATTTTCAATGACAGGTGTGGTTTTTGTCATCCCATTAATGTAAAATCCAGAAAACTCAGCATATTTAGGAAAGAGCCAGTCATCTAACGGTGCCTTTAGGATGATCGAGGAATCAATCCATATACCGCCGTGTTCGGCTAAGGCCCAGACTCGCACCAAATCTGCAAATCGTGCAGGCATATCATTAAAATTAGGGTGAGAGGTTAGCTCATTTGGAATAGTAACATATCCCTTATAATTCTTTTTTGTCAATAGGACAATCTCATAATCCGGATTCCATTTGGCCCATCCTCGCATGCACATTTTCACGGTTTTGGGAATGCGATCCTCGCGGTCCCAATAGGTCCAAATGCGTTTCGGAGCCTGATTGTAATTTTTTCTCTCTCGAAATGCGAGTGCCATTCCAATGAAGATGATTACAATGAGAATGATAAATATGAGATGACTCTCCATTCCTATTATTTTAATTTAATAAAAATTGAAATAATAGACCATGTACGATAACATAAACATGATATCTTTAGCACGCATCGTACCCTTCTATACAAAGCATCGCACAGAACATCACACCCTCTTTGCCCTTCCTCCCTCTCTCCTACGCAATATCATTCAACGCTCCCAGCTGAGCCAGACTGCAACGGCTACTCCCACGATTCCCGCTACAACAATTCCCTTACCAAAAGAAACCTTGGGAGAGTAAATGGACGGTAGTTTATGACGCATCATCGTGTACCATGCTACTATCATTCCATATGCTATGAAAAGCGAATGAACATACAAAGGTAGGCCCAGAACCAGACAAGGAACCACATGAAATAGGGCATCATAGAAGATCATGACGCCTGTTTTTATTGAATCGGATAATACTAGCCCATCAGGGGTAAAGGAGTCTATTAGATCATGATACACTTCGATCAAATTCCCTGAGAACCACACCGTAGCTACCGCGACCAGAATAAGCAGGGTGGAAGCACGGATCACATCTTGTATAAGCTCGGGCATCCAGGGAATAAGGAGAACCCCGCACACATTTGCATTGGTGAGCATTCCAAGAAGCCGCTCCATCTATTTTTGGTTATAAAACAAATAGCATAAAGAATGCACCGCTATTCTTTTTAGTATGGCGACCAAAATGATGATGCCCGACGGTGTCGGCTTTGTGGAACTTCTTGAGACCTTCGGCGATGATTTGACCGTTGTGAATGCCGCTCGTGTCTCTTTTGATAAGGTGTCCCATGAACTGACCGAGGGCGACAAAAAGCTCATCCATTATTTGGCAAAGCACGATCATGTGAGCCCGTTTTTCCATCCACAGGTGCGTTTCCGTTTGAAAATGCCCATTTTTGTCGGGCGCGAGTGGTTTCGTCACACGATTGGCTTTGCTCGAAATGAAGTGAGCCGTCGTTATGTAGATACTCCGCCCGAGTGCTGGGTTCCGAAGGCAGAGGAGATTCGAGAGCGCGATCCCAAGGTAAAGCAGGGATCCAAAGCAACACCTGTGGCGGATGCCGATACGGTGCATCAGATCATTCACGAGCAGACCGAATCAGCGCTTCAAACCTATCATGATTTGCTCTCTAAAGGTGTAGCACCCGAAGTAGCGCGTGCTGTTCTTCCGCAAAGCATGTATACAGAATTTATTGAGACGGCCTCTCTTGCAGCCGTTGCACGCCTTTGTCACCTTCGCTTGGGATCCGATGCTCAAAAGGAGATTCGGGACTATGCATCTGCAGTGAATCAGTGTTTGGAGAGCGCATTTCCTGTTTCATGGAAGGCACTGCAGAGTACTTTTTAACGAAACCGCTGATACGCATAATACGCAACGAGTCCAATGCAAACAGCTTTACTCATTTGGGAAATGGTCCAGTCCGTATGCGTAATAAGCCTATGCGTTTTATAAAAATCAGGAGGTACCTCACAAATGGCACATCCTTTCTTATTTTGAATGTCCGTGGGAGATCCGCTCTGTAATAATTTGACTTTCTTGCAGCTTACGATTTGCATCTTGTGATAAAAACAATAAATAGACACCCAGAAATCAATATGACAATGAATTGGATAGACATCCTTTAAAAAGCGCTCGGCAGCGGACCGTGTGATCACATAGCCATGGAATAATACAAACGCATCCACTTTCACAAAACCAGATGCAGTAGGTTCCTCTGGAATCTCTGTTTGATCCTCTACAATATGACTTAAGGTCCATAGATCCCATTGTTTCGAATTCTTCATGATATTGGATTTCGAAAGACATGCATTTGCCTTCTCTATAAAATCGGGTGGAACCACGGCGTCATCTTCAAGGATAAGACAGACCTCTTGATTATTATCTACCATCCACTGCCAAACGGCAATATGGGACAACGCACATCCCACTCCGCCCACACTATCCAATTCCTCCATCGATCGCCGTGTGTTTGTATCAATGTTTCGTTTGGTTAAGAGGGTGATGCGCGAATCATTCATATAATCGAGCTTTTTACCATCTACCCCCAGAAATCGTTTGACATTCAAGCCTTTAATTCCAGGCTGATCCTGAAACCGTTTCCATCGATCTAATCGTCGGTCTAATGTAATACAAAAAGCTGGAATCGTATCAATTGACCACGATGACATGGTATCCTATTATTCATTGATAGAATTCATTGGATGAATTTTATCCTCCGTAGTACATCATCGTTGGTATCCCATTTCTCAGAAAGAACCCGTTTATGGAAGGGAGCGATTAAATGATACCCTAATAAAATTGATAATGGTGGCTATCATCAATCATAGTAGACATGGGGCACCTTTCCTTAATTATCGGTTGCATGTTCGCGCAGAAAACCACGGAACTACTACGACGGATTCGCCGTTACAAGTCCATTGGATACAGGGTCTTAGTCGTAAATTACAGTGCGGATACACGCTATGGAAAGGAGTGCATCGCGTCTCATGATAAAGTGTTAGAACAGGCGGTTTGTGCAGATACCCTGGCATCCATTCAGCATCTCGTTCAATCAGGTGACTATCAAGTGGTCGCCATCGATGAGGGACAATTCTTTCCTGATCTCTTCGACTATATCACATCATGGGCTGATTCGCTCCCTCTCCATATTGTCATCTCGGGTCTGAATGGTACCTCCGAGCGAAAACCCTTTGGCGATCTTCTTCGACTGATTCCTCACGCAGAAGAGGTAGAACACCTCAACGCCTTTTGCGCACAATGTAGTGATGGAACGATCGGTGTCTATTCAAAATACATGGGAGAATCAAAAGATACGGTTGCCATTGGGGGTGCGGACCTCTATCAGCCTGTATGCCGAGCCCACTTTCTGGCTACCTAATACAATAAGAAGATCAATATTTTTATCGAAGTCTATTAGAATGTCTCGAATCTATGATGCTTCCCAGCTTACTATTCGGCGTGGCGAACGAGCAATTGCAGGTAGCTTTCTGACACCTGTGGGCGGCGCTGGTAGTAATCCTTCCAATGTTCGTGGATCTCGTCCCTATCTTGGAATTACCTCCCAGTCGATTATCAATGCGGTTCGAACAGGACATATGACCGAATATACTCGCTATCCTACTTGTGTCGGCATTAGCCCTGGTTGTCCATGCCCTGAGACCAATGCATCGGTGATTACTGCACCCTATGTGCCCGCCATTCCAGGCCAGGTAACAGGAATTACCTTTACGGTCGGATCGATTATTGTATCATGGAATGCTCCTACCACAGGAGATGGCCCCTTTACCTACACAGTAACACCCTCCTTGAATGGAATTGCTCAGACCGCGGTTACCACGACCGCGACCACCTACCGCTTTACCAATTTGATCGAAGGACAATCCTATACCTTCTCTATTTGTGCGGCGAATGCCGCGGGCCAAGGAGGTATCTGCCCCTCTGGTTCGGTGATTGCTCCACCTGAAGAGCTGTCAGCCATTTTGGCGGGTAGCAACTTGCCTATCGATGTGGCACCCTCTCTCATGTATATCATGAATGTCGGCCTCGACAATCTGCTGAATAACATGGCCTCTACAGGAACGGGACCTACTGTTAGCTCCCGTCTCATGTACCTCTGGGTCGCTGCTGTTGCACAGGCATGGAACTGGGTATGCTCTGATTCACGCGTGGCAGGAACACATGACGGCTGGAACTGGGACTGGAATCCGACGGCTGGAACGGGTCCTGGTGGGATTACACTTGCACAGTTATCTGACTGCGATTGCATTATCTGGACCAGCAAGGCGATTGATTACATCACCCCCTTCATTGTTTCTTCTGCACCATCCTGCACCTATAACTATTCAGCAGCGGATGTGGCGCGCGTTCAAACGGCAGGTCAATGGGATGCATGGAAGGTACAATGGGCCAGCTGGTTGGCCGCGCGCCAATTGGATGGATCTGTCGCGGCGAAAACGACCATGCCGGTTTCGACTGCATCGGCCGTTATGCCCGTGAGCGCGACCGCTGTATCAGGAGCCGCCAACTGGATCGATACAACACAAAAGACCATTGTCACCAATCAAGTCTCCACCGATATTTCGAGCTTTCCTGAGCCACAGGGATGGTCGCGTCTCACCATCAATGGAACCACACAGAAATATGCCACATGGTTATGGGACACTGTTCGATCCACTTGCTTAACATCCAGTAACGAACAGGATATTACCATGACGGTCGGTGCGCCTCTTGCGAATGCGGCACGCGACGCCGAAATTGATGATGTCAAGACCATTGCCGCAAACCTGACAGATACGCAAAAGATTCAGGCGGAGTTCTGGGCGGGATCCACTCTTGGAACCATTTCTCCGCCTCTCATGAGCATATGGTTGTGGAAAGAGTACATGCGCTGCAGCTCCGTTACATGCCCTGCGCTTATTTTTTCGCTCTTGGATCTTTCCATCCACATGTTTGAGGGTGGGCGCGTGACATGGGGTCTTAAGGGTCTGTATATGCAAGATCGTCCCATTCAGGAGATTCGTCGGCGTTACACGGGTCAGCAGATTCTCTCTTGGAATGGACTCATTGATGGCGGACTATGGACTCCCTATCAGCCTTCTAACTTTGTGACACCGCCCTTCCCTGACTTTCCATCGGGCCACAGCAACTTTACGAAGGGATTCGCGCTTACGATGACAAAGTGGTTTGGTGCAAACATTGTGAAGACAACCACGACCTATGATAATTTGCCGCTTATGACAACGACCATTACCTCCAATCAGACGGCGCCTTATGGTGATTTTACCATTGCAGCGGGAGCATCGTCGATTCAGCCAGGTGTGACACCCGCTGTGCCAGTTGTCTTCAGCTTTAGTAACTGGGATCAGATCGCAGATGCAGCAGGAGTGTCGCGCATCTATGGTGGTATTCACACAGAGAATGCGAACACCGCTTCACAGATTAGTGCCGATCTTACCCATGTTCTTATTGATTCAACCTGGAACATTCTAGCAACACAGGTACTTGCATCCGTACCTGTGTTTAATGAAATCGTTCAACCAGATACCGACGCGATATCCATTGATGATTTAACGATCTAACCGATTGCACCTCTGGATGCGATTGTAAAGGCACTTGCTGCTTCCGAGCCAGCCCAACCCCATGTGCCTACTGCGGTCGATCCATCCCAGCCTGCAGCTCTAGCCCAACCTAACGCAGCCCTACCAGAGGCAGCTGCTTGTATCACATGAGCGGACCAACCAGATGCACCTGCCCACCAACCAGATGGACCCGACGAACCTGCAGAGGACCCAGAGGCACCTGCAGACCAATTTGATGCGGACCAATTTGATGCGGGCCAACCAGATGCACCAGAAGAATCGGAAGCTCTTATTTGACCTGGCTCATATGCAAAACCCGATGCGCCTGTTGAATCTAGTACATAATGTCTAACCATATTGTTGTGATATGATGAATTCTCTTTATATCACGACATTGCCACATAGTACACGGATACGCTCTGAATGACTATACCACTTCCTCCATTGTTCCATGCGTATCCAGCCCTGACGGACCGCCGCCGCTACACTTTGAACAAGTAGGGTATATTCCTGTTTGGAAAGCGAACAATTGGCATAGTGCGAAATGCATTCAGCAATCGTATACATTTGAATCGGCTGGCCATTTTGTGAGCGAACATGATTATGAAAGGCAAACAACCAATTACGAACCGTTTCGCGCAAGGTCTGACCATAGAGTCCTCGAAGAGGTGGTGGAGGATTACCACTGCAATAGGTTACTGCGTGTTGCTGACAGTTTTTACAGGGGATTACCTGGGGAAGGGTTGCCAGCATGACCTCCATAAAGTTCGCTTGATCCGTGTCAACGATCGTGTTACCTGATTGTCCCATTCGCTCCGCGGTGCAGTGTAAATATTTCCATATGATTGGCCCCCACTGTTCGGCCTCTAGGAGTTGATGGGAATCGATTCCCATGAGCGGGATCGTACCTCTTTTTTTACCACAACCACAGCTCATCGTCCTATTAATGGTACCGATAAAGAATGCTTTATGTTCTATGATGAGTTCTTAGAAAGACATCATCATAGCGACGCACTGTTTCGATCAGTGGACCTTTAGGTTATGAGCCTAACGAGGGTACCAACTCCTCCACATCGCTATTCGTTGTACCGTTATGAACGGCACAAAAGAATATGACCCTGGTGGGATTTGAACCCACGACCGTTCGATTAGAAGTCGAAAATTCTGTCCGCTGAACTACAAGGCCTATTGAGAACCTATATGGTTCTACTCTACTACTATGATAGTGTCTTTAGGCTCTCATACTTCCAGATAAAACCGCCAGCTGTTTTACTGCGCCCACATGCATTATGTTGAATATTTTGTCTAGTAACTCCTGTTTTTTCTTCTGCAATTGTCATTGAATCGAATTGTTGTATCAATATGCCATCTTTTGAATATTGTATTACCTTTTTACTATTTGCTTTTTTAACTGCATTTATTTGTTTTGTTACATCAACTACATTGTTTTTATAATATTTCTTTAATCCTTCGCTTATTTTCTTCTTGTCTTCTTCTGTTTGTGTATGACCAATTCTACCTTCTGCTATCGCTTTCTGCCATTTTTCTGATTTTTGCATAAGATCACTAATATTATGTGTACTATTAAATTTAATCGCATTCTGTCGAGCACGTTCTCTTACTTCTGGTCGTGCATTATGTGCTTTTGATTTTTCACTTATAATCTTCTTTGTTTCCTCTGTATGTTTTTTCCCTAAAAATGACATACCTATTTTACCTCCTACTGCAACATTATATCCATTTGGAGACATGCTATTATATTTTAAAATGTATTCATTCTCAAACTTGAATACATCTTCATCGAAACAAATAATAAGGACCTCAAACTTAAATGCATCTTCGCCATATTTCTTAAATGCTTTTTGCAGGAAAGGGCAACCAATATTTGCGCGTATTGCCGATTTATGATGCGACCATCGTTCATTTGGATTTGCCTGAATTGTTACTCCAATATAACATTTATTATTTACTGTATTTGTAATTTTGTAAATGTATCCCATTATACTATTTACATAGTACTATTTTAAGTGTTGTATGCGAATCTAAACCCGACCAGCCTACGATAGTATAATGAGCGAATACTTTGTTGTCCTCAGTAATCTCTCCTCTCTCCCTTGTATTATGTACTACCAGTACCATAAAAAATACTTCTATTCCCTTCAAATCCTTTTTAATTCTCTCTTCTCCTTCTTTCACCATTTGAAATGGTCCGACCTATATCAACTTCATGATGGTGGGCTCTTTAATTTTCTCGATGGACTCTATTCCTATTTATCCATCTATCTATTTTCGATCTATCTGATGCTCTCCAATCACTATGAACTCCGCACGGAACTCTTTTTGATCCAGACCATCCTTGTCTCCATGGTCTATACAAATCTGGGTGCAGTCATTATCTTACCTGTTACCGCTTTTCTAACCCTTATTATCACAGGTGTTCATTACCAGAAAATGAATATCATCGCTATTTATAATCCTTATTTGTATCTCAGTATTGGATTGGCGACAGCTGATCTTGCCTGCTTTTTTGTAGCGGTCACTTATGAATACAATTATTTCCATGCCGTTCATCATTTGATCGCATTTAATTTACCCATCGTTGTGGATAAGTATGTATCTACTCTTCGTAGCCCTGCAGAGCCATCTGCCATACGACTCGAATCGCCTGTCATGCGGCCCGTTAATTCTTCTTGAAGAGGGATAGGAGACCATCGCAGCACATACCCGCAACTTCTTTGACTTTCACATTCAAATGCTGAGACACATCAATCATGGTTTCTAATAGCGCTTCAGCCGTGCTATCATAAATCATTAGCAGTACTGCCTGTTTCTCCTCCTCCTTGATACAGTCCTTTATCAGGAGTCTGCCGACTTCCATTGCAATCGCCTTCTTATCCTTACCCCCTAGCAATGCATCCTTCAGTTTGACGCTTTCCAGCAGCTTAATAATCGACGCCATCATTTGCGTAATTTTTAGGGCACTATTGAGCGTCGGATGCTGTAAAATCAAGTCGGATGATTCTTTGACTTTGTCGTAGACCACTTTTAGCACGTTCTTCTGCGCGTCCGTCAAGGTCTCCACCATTTCCACTTTAATGTCATTCACTTTCTCCTCGATCTGGGATAGCTCCATAATTGACATGATACTACATAGACATTCTATTTTATATTTCGATTGTATGAAAACTCTCCGTCTATAGTAAGATGTCCTATGTACCAGGAAATAAATCAGAAGACCCTAAAGTACACTTTGAAGCTGGCGTGAAAGATTTTGCCCGTCTCGATAAGGTTCGATTAATTAATATTGGTGGATCAATACAATACGGTATTTTATATTGTCTAGTATTCTTTTTTATAGGTATCATATTACATAACATATTTCCAGTATTAAATAAATCAGATCCATTATTACATACATTTTTATGGATTATTTTACAAAGTGTCGTCATTATCATTGCAGCATTTTATGTTGAAAAATTTGTGGAGATTTTTCCAGGAATCTTTTCATTCTTTCCGAAGTTTTTTGATATGAATGATTTATTGGCAAAGGGGTTCATTCCATATGGTATAGATGAATATAAAGGCAATATGGCAGCATCACTCATTTTAATCGGAACTCAATATCATTTATTATATAAGGTTGAATATTTTACGACTGAGTTTTCAAAGCGTTATCTGTAGATTTGATTGGTATGTCACTGTTCTTATATTTCCAGATGAACCCGCCTCCTGCTGTCTTTGTCTTTCCAGTAATTGAATTGTGAATATTACTTCGTTTTACACCCGATATTCGGTCTGCTTCAATGATACTGGAATATTCTTTTATCAATTCTCCATTTTTATTATATTGTACTACAGGTTTACTTAGTCTCTTTCTTACTGCTTCCCTATGCTTCTCTGATATAGGCTTATTTTTATTATTTTCATAATATTTAGTAAGACTCTCTTTTATTTTCTTCTTTGTTTCTTCAGACACAGCCATAGTGATCATCCCATTTTTTATATCAGTTCTTCTTTTCTCCATTGCATTTTGAAATTTTACTGAATTTTTTACACAACTAGATAGGTCAACTTTTTCCATAGAACATCTATGTTTTTCACGATAGGTCTCAAAATAATTTGGGTTCTTTTCTCGAAATGCTTTCACTTTTTGCTTTATTTTTTCAATGGTTTCAGGGGTGTGTTTATATCCCACCATTCCATCACCAATTTGCCCACCTGATAGGATATTATATCCATTTGGAACTTGAGAGTTATATTTCTTAATATATTCCTTTTCATATCGTACCAAATCCTGGTCAAAGCAAATAATGAGAATTTCAAACTTGAAGTTTTTAACGCCGTGTTTCTTCATAGAGGATTTTAGAAGAGGGCAACCCTCTTTGTAGTTCAAACAATTTATGTGTTTCTTCCATCTCTTTTTATAATCATGTTGAATGGTTTCACCTATGTAACATTTGCCTGTAACTGTGTTTGTTATTTTATAAATGTAGCCCATTTCCTATACACATATACAGGATACTTGTATCATCAAATTTTATATTGTTTTCAGGATCTATAAGATTCTCAAAACAATGGATACAAGGAGTGGGATTCGAACCCACGAGGATTTCTCCAGTTGGTCTTAAATCAACCGCTTTAAACCACTCAGCCATCCTTGTATATGTGGATCTCTCCACAACCTATCATCCACATCCGCCTTTAAGCTGTTATTTAATCTCCCTCCCGATCAGATAGCCCAAATCATTTACTGTTTTAACAACAGCACCGCGCTCACCAACAATGACATGAACATCATGATCACCGCACTCAACACCCTCCTGCCCGCATTCTGTGCCGCATGGGCCCCTGGAGGACAACAATGGCGGTGCCAGGCCGCCCCCACTACCATGAAATCCGTCACCACTCCTTACTGCGTCTTTATGGACAAGAGTGATTATGCAGGTGCGCTGGCCTATCACACCGAAACAAACAATGTACCCTTTGGCCGCGTCTTTGTCAAAACAATTCTGTCCTATGGCGGCGCGATTCATATGGGAAAAACGACGCGG